AAAAATAAACTGCTTAGTTAATTACACTGCTGTTTTTATCAAAATTCAAGGTCATTCGTTCATTGATGTTAAAAGGAATATACACCAAATCTACTTGGATACGCATGCCTTGATCTGTGCTGTCTATGTTGATTTCAGATATTGAGAATCTGGGATCATAGTTTATGATGGCTTCTACATCATTGGCTATGATTTTTTTAACATCCGGAGTAAATGGTTCAAACAACATGTCCCAGATCACTGTGCCAAAATCTGGATTTTCTAATTTTTCACCCTTGCGAATATAAAAATGGTTGATCAAATCCTGCTTGACAAGGTTGATATCATAGAGTTTAAAATTCTTATTAGCTTCATTGGAACTGAATCCTTTGTAGGTAAACTTACCTTGATTTTGCGTCACTGTAGCAGAACGTTGTGCTGCTGTTTGTTGATTGTATAATCTAGTAGCCATGATTAAGTATTCCTATCTGTTTTATCTGGAGTAAGCGTATTCGGCGATCGATGTTCATGCAATGCCCACGGTTCGTGCATGGGGATACGCTTCATGAAGCTTTTCACTATGCCTGCTGCATATCTTGTGTCCCAGCCTGCAGCTGAACTTGTAGCAGGGTTGTCACGCAAATCGTAGGGTTTGACATAGTCAGCAGCCGCAGCAGTTTCTGCATTGTTAGGGCCGTTGAGATTAATTTTTGTGCCGTTGATCTTGACTTCTGCACTGCTACCGATGCTGATATCTGCTGTGGAACTGATCTTTGTTTCTGCTGAACTTGCTATGTCAAGATCGTTTTTAGTAGATATCTTGGTCTTGGCTCCCACTAGTATGTCGAGATTAGCTCCCACGGTGAGCTTGGCATCTGCATTGATCAAGAACTCCATGTCCGTGGCTATTTCTACATGCCACTTGCCTGTTTCGGTTCTCATGTTTATATTTCTACCAGCTTCTAGATTTATGTCTCGGGCGGCACGTATGTTGAGATCTTGTTGAGTATGAATACTGATACTGTCTTCTGCAAAGATATCTATCTTGCCGTTACTGGTAAGTTCTATCCATGCGGTTCCTCTAGCATTAGCAATGTAGATCAAATCTTCCGAATTATGCATCAAGATTTGATGTCCAGTTCTAGTCCTTACTCTAAAATATTCACTGGCTGGAATAGTAGCAGATCCCTCATTGCCTTTTTTCTGGTTAGCAGGATCTAATAGATCAATATATTTTACTGGGCCTTCGGCGGCAGATGTTTCTCGGTGGAATCTATCATTGCCGTCATCCATGACGAATTGTGTGCCCCCCAATCTACTCACAGGCACAGTTGCTTGACTATCTGTCTTGCCTATCTGTTGCTTTTTAGCGCCTGCTCTACGGTCAACAGGACCAGGTGTGCTGATGCCAAACACCATGCTAGGAGTTTCGCGCCTCGGTGAACTTGTATTGAATCCTCGCACATCATCTTCTAGAAGGCCTTGTTCGAGAAATCTATCTGCTATAGGATGAACCACTCTGGGATATTTTTCTGGATCTATTTCTTTTAAATCACCGTTGATGCGTTTGTTGACTTCAGCGACCGGAAGGGGCAACTTAGTGTTCCCGTATCTTTTTTTATCTTCTGCGTCCAGACTGTTCACTTCAGAACCAGCAATGGCTGGCACCATGTGATTGATATTTACTCCAGGCACACAGGCAAACCAATAGCCTGAAGCGGGATCACCGTTGACAAACAACACTAATACGTTGACCCCAACGTCTGGAGGTACAAACCACATGCCGTATGATTTTTGTGTGTCGCTGAATCCTTCGATGGTAGATTTAGTGCCGTCATTTTTGCCCATAAACTCAAAAGGAGTGTAGCCAAAAAATGGCGATGCATACTTTACAATAAAAGTTTGGCTGTCGTCGCCCGAGGTGTTGGCTTGGTCTTTTAAAAGATTCACTTCTATAGATCCCATAAATGAAGGATCGAGGTGGCTGATCACTCTAGCAACATATATGCCTGTGGTTAGCCCGCCACTTCTGCCTTCATCGCCAACTGATGGTCTTGTTAATTCTGACATTATTTTTGTCCTAGGTCTCTGTAATATCTAAATCCAACCACACGCGGTGTTTGATTTGATGTGGTTGTAGTCGGCGCATCTGTGCGTCGAGTGTCTGCGGATGTTCTTTGGCCTGAATTAGTAATGCTTGAGTTTGTAGAACTGTTATCAATAAGTGAAGTTTTAGGAGGTTCTTTTGGACCTATTTCGGTGGCTGGCGTATCAGCCTTGGTCGTTACCGGAGCAGTTTTATCTGTGAGCGATTTAACAGTTTCTGGGCCCTGCGGCCCTGGCATTCTTACGCATTTTAGTTTTTGTTTCCAATTACCATCAACAAAAGTATTTTCACACAGCACAATACGATATATACCGCCAAAAGGGCTTTCTTCTCCTACTTGTGAAAAATCATATAACCCAGTTGTTGTATTAACATCAATAGGTGTCCTAAATGTAAGATAGATATAGACATTTCCGCTTTCATAATTCATTGTGCCATCATCGGTGATTTGAGCAGTAGGACTACGTGCTGAGGCAAAATAATTGTTAAAACCCGAATCTACCAACCAATAAGGGTCTCCTAGAATTTCCAAGTCTATGGTAACTAAATCAGCACTGTTGCCGCTGACAAACACCTGTTGAAAGTTTTCTGCAACATTTTGTTCAACACTCTTTTGATCAGAACCACCCTTGTATCCTGCTAGTAGTCTTGGGTCACGCTTGGGTCTGGCTCTTCCGGTATTGGTTGCTTGTACCTCAGTGGCCTGTCCTTTTTTGGTTGCTGTGGAAGAAATTTTATTTTCTCCGGGTTTTTGATCTTGTGTGGCAGTTTTAGCAGCGTCTGATTCTTGCTTGGGGTTAGCTCCTGCATAAAATAAATTATTGATTTGCACGTTAAAACTTAGAATGTCAACATTTTGTCCTGTATAGATATACTGATATTCTTTCACCACATCTTTCAGTAATTCGTTATAGCCTATAGGCGCAGCAGTAGCATTTGAAAATATGCTTTGATGAACAAGATAAGGAACTACTCTAAAAGTTATTTTTTTTGCATAATCACCTGTGAGTTCATCAAGGTCTAATAATTCCATCTGCACGTCTAGCTTAAACCATTTAATAAATCCCTGCGGTGTAAGACGTTTTGGATCCAGAGCTTCTTGGGCATATTCGGAACTTAGAATTATCTGATTTATGATTGATGTTATAGATTGAGCTTGCGCAAATTGAAAAGCACGTTGTTTGGGATTGATAGTCATGCCGTCTCTTTTCATAACTCCAGTTTTTTCATCGTATTGATCACCGGCACGCTTGAACAGCGGCCTTCCTCCTGAACTTTGATCAAATCCAAAACCAGCCGACGCTATGCTGTTTTGGTCTAATAATTGAGGATCAATCTTGATCATAGAGGCTAGAACCGCAGCTTTTACACTGTCGAGAGCATTGGGATCAGCTGTGGCTCTTTTTATTTCTGCTTGACTTCCTGCCGAACTTTTCCAATCGCTGGATAGTATGGGAAACTGTATGACATACTCATCTTTTTTTTCTATTTCCTTATCTTTCAAAAGTTTTTCTTCAATATTGTTTAAAAAATTTACCAGACTTCCTGTACCGCTTGCTAATATATCAAACACATGTCCGCGGCCTTCGGCAAAGAGTTTAACATCACTGTACGTGGTATTGATTGCACTTGAAAATCCCTGATGATTATAAGGCACCGCATCAACTTTATATGTGCTTCCGCTTTCGTTGACTGAGAATTTAATTCCAACTAATTTTAAAACAAAAAACTTTGGTTTGATAGTAGATAGATTCTGACCTAGTTGATTAAATCCTTGGATATCCATGCGTAATACAAAAGGCGCATTGTCTAGATAACTTAGGTATTTTGCATTTATTGCAGCGGACTGCATGCTCTGCAATAACAATCCCATAGAATGTGGTTCAACAATATCAAATTCAAATTTCACTGCATTGGAGTTACCGGTGTCTTCATTGGCTCCGATAACGTTTTTCATCACAAAATTATTGATATAATATTCAGGTGCTTGAGCACCAACAGATGAACTTATAAAAATGTTTTGTCTTTGGTTATCAAATCTGCCAGCACTTGCAAACACAATGTTCTTTAAGTCACCAGGACTGTTCCTGTACGATGGGGGATTATTGAATTGCGCAGAAGTAAGACAAGCTAGGGTCCACAAAATATTATGGCTGGTAAATATCTCCATGGGATTGTCGACCAATGATGGCAGCTTTGGATTTCGAGAACCGGGTTTGGTTGGTTCCACTGGGCTTGATGCTCTGTCAGGGGCTTTATCAGACACATTTTCTGCTGTGCCTTGTGGCAACGAAATAGTCGGAGAGTCTGTTAGTGCGTCTGTGCCGTCTGGTTTTTTTATTTCGTCGGCCATTAATACTCCTAAAAATTTTCACAGATTGGTTTTCTTAGGTAGATATATTACCACTCCCGGTTCAAAGTCATAGATGGGATCTTTCAACACGCTCATATTTCGCTGTACAAATACCCACCATAGTTTTGCACTTCCATATACGTCATAGGCCAACAAGTCAGGGCGATGTCTATATTGATTTTCTATCACATAACGAAAATCATCTGGTTCAGAAGGCACTGGTCTTATTTCTAATAAATTAAGATAGAAATTATTTTGTTTAGTGTCTGCCCAAGGACTGGTTTTGTTATAATTAGCCATTAGACATATCCCACTCCGCCGGGACCAGCCATTTGACCGTCGGCGTAGTTTTGAAGATTAAACTTTCTTAAGCCTTGTCTGGTATACACAGGTGCCACTACCACAGTTATAGTGCTAAGTGTCGGCACCCAAGTATAATCGGCAGTGTCATAAGACGGCTCGCATCGAATATAATTTACATCATCTTTGAGATCTACCGAAAAAGATTTTATAACAACAGGAACATTTTTAAATATGCTGCTACCATAACCCGACAGTTTACAGATAATGGGTGGATTGCCTGCTAGTGCTCCTTGACCAAAAAACATTTTTGTAGCTGTTTTAAAAAACGTAGTTGCTGCAATCCAATAGGCACCTTCTTCATTGGTTTCACAACTGAATTCGCCGCTGATAGTAATATCATCTACTACACTATTTTTATAACTATACTGAGCATAGTTGCCATGTGTGATTGGAATAGTGGAGTATTCTGCTTTGGTACTTACTGTGACGCTGGGCAGATATGGCCAGACCACTCCGCCGGTGTCTTTAAGCTGCTGAAACAACAGACTGTTAAAAATACTCCACTCGCAGTCTATACGCACACGCCAATCATCCAAGTTGGCAACAGTTAGTTGCATGGCTTCACCTTGTGGAACGAACACCTCCGCTCCCTCTGGAAGGTTGGCGGCACGTTTGAGACTAAGTACATTGTTGAGCATGCCGGCAGCTGCACTCACAGCACCGGCGGCCTTCATTAATCCACCTGCAAGGTTACCACCAGTGAGTTTATTAAGTGTTCCAACGATGTCTGCGCCTATGTTACTAGTCGATCCTGCTACTGATCTTAATTTATCTACTGCTCCACCGACTGCACTATTCACTGTGACATTTCCGCCCATGGCACTATTACCAAAGTTTTTTATGTCCCCTGCTAGCTGGTTCAGGCCTGATTTTGCACCAGCAGTTATTTCAGAAACTTTTTCATCTAGTTTGAATTTTGAAATCTCAGACGAAGCACTTTGCAGTGCAGCCTGTCCTTCGTTGGTGGCCTGGTTAGCGACTTCTGAAAGACTTGCTACCAACAGTGACAACGGTGCCACAGGATTACTACCCGGACCCGATGACGGTTTAGAGGATGCACCAACACTAAACATTGATGTAAATTTTTCGTTGAGTGCGCGATTGTTGGTTACTTGTGCAGCAGAAATACCAGTAGGATCGCCACTGGCACGATTGATTCTATCAGCTTCTTCTTGCGCAGTTTCAGGATAAGTCTTACGAGCCATTTTGAGCAGATTTCCTTGTCATATAGACTATTTATTATGATAAAAATGTGCTATTATATAACATATAACGGAGAATTCTAACTAAT